TTAACAGTACTAAGAGAAATTGTTTCTCCTCTTGCTAACTGCCCTGCACGAGTCCAACCAACTGCAGTTCCTGCTCCGTTAGCCTTACCATCTTCTTTAAACTTAATTGCTCTGCGAGCAGCAGATCTTGCTCCTGCAGGTGGAGAATATCCTTCAGCCTTTGACATTGAATCTGTTTCATAAACTACATCATCATCATCTTCGTAAAGATCATCTGCTTTTGCAGCAGGAACACAATTAGGAACTGGCTTTCCACCTTCTCCTGGCTTCATTCCTCTTTGTACATATCCATCCCAACAAGGTGCTTTCTTTTCTACAGTATCTGGACAACAGTTTCCTTTTTGTGCCATTTCTGATTTACAGTCTGGACATTGATCACAACTTACATTTAATTTCTTGCAAGTTTCACAACCACAATTATCATATGCTTTATCCATTGACTTGCTACAGATTGGACAATCTGGACAATCAACATTCATTTCTTTGCATGTAGCGCAGCCACATCCATCGTATGCTTTATCCATTCCTACGTTTGCTTCTAGTGATGGCATAACCATAACTTCCGATGCTTTTGCTCCAACAAAATACTCAGTCTCTTCAAGACCGCCTTCTTCTATTTCAAATAATTGTATCAAAACTGCGGGTTCTTCTGCAGTTGCTTCAATTGCATATTCTGATCCAGGAACTCCAAGCATTCCTTCTCTCATAACATGTACAATACGACCTACATAAACTTCTTCTTCGTGAGGAGCCATGACCATATCTCCTTCTTGAGGCATATACATAGACTTTCCTATTCTACCTTCAGAACGATTAATGGCATAAATTTGTCCCGCTGCTTCTGCTCTAGTTTTATGGCATCCCATTACTTTACCTTTTTCGTCTACTGCAGGGTATCCTGAGCAACCGCTTGAGCCTTTTGCACCTACATGATATGGCATAATGTCTCCTTTTTAAAACAATATAGTTTATTATACCACTTTTAAGATTCGTTTAATTTCATCTAAAGATCGCTGTCTATCTTTTGGAAGTTTTGATATTTCTTCAGCATTAAGGGCTTTATCTGTCACCCTTACCCTTGGATTCTCTTCAACAAAATTCTCTATAGAAACAAATCCACGCTCCCAAAGATACATAATTTCGGCATTAACAAAGTTAAGATGCTCATTATATAGTTCTGGCATTACGTCTTTAAGTTTATTAGTAAAGTTGTATAGGATTTCTCCATTTTCTACATCAATACCGCCTATTTCAAGAGCACCCTCTAAGATAAGTTTTTCAATGGTCTTGTTTGCTAACTCTTCATCATCCATTTTTTCTTCCCCACTGAATGTAGTTCCATCCACGCTCATGTGCGTAGTAGATAAATATTTTAACTACAGTTTCCCAAAATGCAATTGCTCCTGAAAGTGTAGCATTTTTAGTAATTACATAGGCAACAACGAATGATGATAGTGTGCCCCATATACGATAACTTAAGGCCTTAACAAATGATCTTGATTTAGTCACTTTCATTGTCTATATCCTCTTTAAACATATTTTTGACAAATCTATCTTCTGCATCTGCAATACCCTGAAAATGATTAGATACCCAGTTGTTTACGTTTTTCAGTAGCCGAAATAGCATGAATGGTTGCCCCCAAATCTACTTGTTCAATCTTGTATCCTACATCACGACCATATACAATGTTGGTAATGTTAGGTAGTCTTAATACTAATGTGTCCCCATTGCCAATAGGATTTTCGTTTAAAATTAAATCTTCTACTTGTTTATATTGCATAGGATCTTTTTCAGATGTACCATAAGTATTACGAACACCTACCAATACCTGCTCAGTACGGTTGTGAGCCTCTTGTTTAAGTGCTTGGTGTCCTTCATGCCATGGCTGATATCTACCTAGTTGTAGAGTGGTAGGAGCAGACCAATCAAACAACTTACATGCTTTGATAATTAAATCTGCTTCTTCTTCTACTGTCCATTGGTCATCAATTCTTATATCGCAATACTCTGGATCTTCCCATAGTTTGTTTGTATCTTCATATCTACCCTGCTTAATTCTATCAACCCAAACAACAATATCTGCAAATCCAAATGCTCTGCGAGTTTGTTCTGTTGGACAAACAAAATCTACAATAACAGGAAATCCTTGCTTAGAAACTAAACGTGCAAGTTCTCCCATGCGTCTTGCTTGCTCAGTCCTGTCTTCAGCAGTAAATCCAAGGTCGCAGTTAAGTCCTGCCCTAACTTCGTCTGCATTAAAATGAATAGCATTTATGCGCTCTTTAAGTGCTTTTGCAAGAACAGTTTTACCTGATCCAGGAAGTCCAATAATTTGAATAATCATTTTTTATTTTTTGCTCTTACTTTTGCAAGTGCTTCAAAATCTTTAACCTTAGTTTCTCCAAGGTATCCCCAAGCGTAGCCATCATTAACCATATGATCATTTACTGAAACGGTGTCACCATTAATGTAAAGCCAGCCAAGAATACGACCATATTTTTCTGATGAGTCTATCTTTTCAGTCTTAATAATAATAGACTTCGCATCTTTTAATTTCTTTTTTAAATAATCTTTTGCTTCAAGTCCAAGAACTTTTTCAACCTTATTGGTTGTTCTAGATTCTGGAGTATCAATTCCAGCCATTCTAACTCTTGAACTAAATGTAATATCAAATCCTAAATCAATATCAACATCAATAGTATCTCCATCTACTACATTTGTAATAGATTTAACATGGTATTCATACATTAATAATCCCTACCCTTTGCTTTATTCTCAACTAACTTGTCACGTTCATCAATAATACTAATCATAAAAGACATCATTTTTTTATATCCTTCTTGATTATCCATGATTTTATTATAATGATGACCACAAAACATTAATGATCCATCAAGGCCAGTTACTTCTACAAGTGCTTCTGCATTGCAAGAGTCGCATCTATCTGTTGCCTTAAGTTGCCATTCTTTAACTTCTAGAATTTCTTCTGTCATTAATTTAGTCATCTCACTTCTTTCTGTTGTCGGTTGAATAAAATCCACTACCGTTGAATAAAGCCCCTACATTAGAGTATACACGCTCCAGTGGTAGATTGCAAGTTTCACAATCGTACCCTGGATCGTCTTCTTTGATTGATCTTTGTCTAATTACAATTCCTTCACAGGAACCTGTACATTTGTATTCGTATACTGGCATTATCTTGCGTTGTTTGCCTTAATGCCACGGTATCCAGTTTTCTTTTTATTCATTGATCCTGGAATTTTATAGCCACCTTTGTTTGGTGTTGCAGCAATTCTTTGCTCTAATGCCTTTTTAATTTTATCGTGATGCTTTGACATTGTTTAAATCTTTTCTACCACTTTGGACGACCAACACCCATTACAAGACTATACGCTCTCTTCTTAAGAAATACGCCGTCTCCATTTGCTTGTGATCCTTTTGAGTCTCCGCTAGTGTTTCCTTCATAGCAATGTAAGTTCTTTCCGTCATTCTTAACAACAATGCCAACATGCTCTGTATCTGTTGGTGTCTTGTCAAAGTTAAAGAATACTACATCTCCTGGCTGTGCTTTTCCTACTGGAACAGTCTGCTTGTTTTTAGCAAACCACTGAAATCCAGCACCGCAACCTGCAAACCCTTTTTTTGTTGATGCTGCAATTAACTTTACCGCTCCTGCTTCATCAAAACATTTTGATACAAACATTGCACACCATGGCTGATTATTCATTCCATACCACTTGCCAAATACTGTATCGTTATTCTTTCCTTCTGTATATTTTGCATCCGCATAGGCTTTTGCCTTTGCAATTACATCTGCTGCTGTTGTCATATTAAACCTCCTATGGTTATATATCTATTATACACTAAGCCGTTTTTTTTGTCAATCTATTGTGAGTTCTTATCCTGTGACAATTAGAACACACAACTTCACATTTTGATATTTCTTTTTTAATTGCTGCCCAAGAAAAACCATCGTGTATCATTCTTGAAACATTATATTTTTTATTACTTAGATGATCAAAATCTAAAACAATGTGATTGGTTTCTCCGCAGTCTTTACATCCAGCGTTCTCTTTAATTTCTTTGAGACGCTGCTTGAACTGTTGCTTATTATATTGCACCAACTCTTTGTCAGTCATGTTAAGGTAATTATATCAGAACAATTAAAAGCCCCACACAGGTAATTCAGGCACGTTGGCCACGGTCATTATAAATGGGTAACTAATCCATCACTAAGGTCCTGTGTGGGGACTATTCTATTATACTACTTTATCTTAATTGTTTTTGGTTTCTTTTCTTCTGGAACAATACGATCAATACTAATATTAAGCATACCGTCCTTTAGATCTGCACCAGTTACTTCCATATATTCACCAAGAGCAAAAGATCTTGCAAACTTTCTGCTTGCAATTCCTTTGTGCACTACTTCAGCATCTGTAACCTCTGTAATTTCACCCTTAATTACAAGTGTTCCATTATCTACTGAAACATCAATATCATCTCTTGTAAATCCTGCGATTGCAATAGATAAACGATATGTATCTTCATCTAGTTTAAGAAGATCATATGGAGGATATGATTGTGAATTGATTCTGTGTGCATCGTTTAGGCGAGTCAACTCTCTGTTGAAGCCAATAAAAAAAGGATCATTGAATAGATCCATAGCGAACTGTG